AGAGACGCCGCAGCAGGGCGAGCTGCGTTCCGGCTGCCGGTGGCTCGAAGAAGCGCACCGCGCCGCCCTCCGAGAGTCCCTCACCTTCGACGGTGAAGCCGAAGTCATGCGGCACGCCGTCCAACAGCACGCGCATGTCGCGCGTCTTGAAGATCGGGAAGGGGAAGGTGAACTCGGTCTGCGTTCCGTCCGCCACGTAGTAGATGCGGGGCGCGACGTCGCCGATCTGGATGTGGTCGGACATGTCGGCCCCTCAGTCGAGCAGGCTGCGGATCGCGTTGCCGAAGCTCGGCAGCGCGCGCAGCAGGTTGGTGGTGGAGGTGTCGGGATTCAGCAGCGAGGCCCGACCTGAGGTCAGCCGCGCGCGATACAGCGCCTCGCTGTCGCGCAGCCCGGCCTCGGCGTCGGCGCGCAAGCCGTCCTGTACGGTGGCCGCAGAGCCGTCATCGACCGAAAGCCCGCCCGCAGCGAGGCGCGCCCGCGTCGAGGCGATGGTGCGCGCGAGCTGTTCACGCCGGGCGCGCGTCTCGGCCTCCTGCTGGGCAAGGAGCTGGCGCTGGCGCGCCTCGTCCTGCTGCTGCTGGAGGCCGATCTGCGCGCGCTGCGTCGCGCGTTGCGCCTGGCTGGCGCGCTGCTGGGCGTAGAGGCCGACGCCGGCCGAGGCCAGCGTGGCGAGGGAGGCGAGGGCCGCCATCAGTCATTCGTCCTCAGGTCTGTGGTGACGGAGAGCAGCGTCATCGGAAGGGGTGCCTTGCCGACGATCCGCCAGAGGGGTCGGGAGGTGTCGCGCCGCCAGCCGAGGGCGGAGACGCGCACATCGCCCGTGAAGCTCGGCGGTGCGGCGTCGAGCACGGGCGTGTCGAAGCGACGGAACGGAACGGGTTGCAGCCCCCGGCCGAGATCGACCTCAAGCGACTGCGTCTCGAGGAGGCGGAACACCACCGAGACCGAGCGCATCGGCCCGACGCGCGCGCCGGCGGCGGTGACAAGTTCGGGGGGGAGCGGTTCGATCACATGCTCGAAGGGCAGGCCGAACTGCGCGCTGCGGGCGCCGGGCGAAATGCTCACGCCACCGCCGAGCACCTGGGCCGGCTCGCGCGGCGCGCCATCGGCCAGCACCGCGACCTCGCGGCCCTCGAGATGGGCGAGGCCGGACCAGCTGGTCCGCGGTGCCGTGCTCGTGCCGTCCAGAGCGGCATCCATCGCCAGCGCATCGTCGAAGCGCTCGAGCCGGAGGCTGCCAGCACGCTCCACCGCCACGTAGACACGTCCCTCGACCTCCGCGACGGCCCGGAATGCGCCGTCGGTGGTCTGGAGCGTCCAGGCGGTCACCTGCTCGGCGCGGAACAGGGTCAGTGTGGCGAGGGTGCCGTTTTCGAGGCAGACGTGCAGCAGCCGTCGGGTCTGGTCATAGGCCATGGAGACGGGGTTGCGGACGAGGTGGCTGGCCAGCAGCGCGAGATCGTTCGCCTGATAGGCCTGCTGCACCTCGGTGTAGGCGAACTCGTGGACGGCCTGGCCGCTGCGTGCGGCGAAGATGGTGCTGCCGTCCACGTCCACCGGCGGCAGGTTGCGCGCGGGGCTGCTGCCGATGCGCGTCTGCCTGTTCAGCTGGATGGAGGAGGGCGTGAGCGGGTCGCCTGAGACCATCCACTCGCCGCCCGTCGTGAACACCTGCAGGTGCCGGCCGGAGAAGACAGCGCGGATGGCGTTCACCTGGTCGGAGAACAGGCCGAACTCGATGCTTTGGTCGTCCAGGCCGGTGCCGCGGTCGAAGTTGAACAGCTGGCCCGAGGCGGACAGCCACAGCCGGTTCGGTAGGTCGCGCGAACCGCCGAGCACAAGCCTGTCCTGGTGGAAGCAAGCCGAGACGGGCCAGCCGCGGATGGAGCTGAAGGCGGATTCCTCCCAATCCGCGCTCGCGCCCGTGTCGGGCAGGCTGCCCTGGCATTGCCAGAGCACCTGCGTACCGGAGGCGACCGAAAGAATGATGCCGTAGCGCCCACGAAACCGCAGCGATGCCCCCTCATGACCTGCCTGGAAGACCGGCGCGCTTGCCGTCATCGTGATGTTGCCGTCCGTCGCGCTGGGGGTGAGCGTGATCGAGAGGTCGGCGAAGCGGTGCGTCGGCATCACGATCCATTGCCAGCCGCTGAGCGTCCAGCTGGTCAGCCCTGTGCGCGTGAGGCGCACCGGGATCATCTCCGGATGCATGATGAGAAGCGTGTCTGCGCTCTGGGTGAAGGCGAGCTGCGGCAGCATCCAGTCGGCCCAGGGGCCTGTCCCGCTCGCCACCAGGACGTCGCCAAGGAACACGCGGAACTCGAGCGGCGTCAGCACGAGCAGGTAGGTCTGCTCTGTGCTGAACTCGAAGGGCACGAGGCGCGCCGGTGCCGGGATGTTTGCGAGGTGGCGCAGCCCGGGCCGGCGCGTCACGCCGCCGGTGGGCTGGATGAACACGTTGCGCAGCCGCGCCGCGCCGTTCGCATAGGCGCGCAGGTCGCCACGCCCGAGCATCTCGGGCGCAAGCTCGCCCGCGGTGAAGTTGGTCTTGACCTGGCGGAGCACGCTCATCGCCTCATCCCCGCACCTGGATGAGGGGGAAGTGTTCGAGCGCGTGGGCGGTGGCCTGCTGGCTGTCCGCGCGGCGGGCCGCGCGCAGCTCGCTCTCCGCCTGGGCGAAGAGCATCTGCGCGCGCGAGGTGCTCTCCGTCAGCGGGATGCAGAACTCGGCCGAGAGGCGTGCCACGAGCGCGCTGGCGAAGAAGGGCGGGAAGCCGCCTTCGTTGGGGCGGAAGATGTAGGTCAGCGTCACCTGCGGCGCGTCGGTGTGCAGGCGGTCCTCCAGCAGACGGTAGCGCAGGCCGCGACCGCTTCCCGGCGCCCCGGCAGAGAGCACGCGCAGGAACGCGGTGGGCAGCTGGAAGGCGTGCGCGTGATCGGCCGCGGGCGCACCGGCGAGGCGCGGCAGCGCCGCCTGGGCGGTGGCGAAGCTCCAGGGATGGGAGGCGAGCAAAGCGTCGCGCACGCCCGGGTAAAGCCCGGCCGCGACCTCCGCCTCCGCGGTGCCTTCGGTGAAGGAGGCGATGGCCGGGGCGCCCAGGCGCAGCAGCGCGCGCGAGCAGAGTTCGAGGGCGGTCAGCGCCATCGCGGTGTCTCCGAAGCTGGGGGCGGGAAGCGGATGGGGCCGGCGGCTGGTGATGCCGTCGGCCCCGAGGGTGCTGCTATTCCTTGCAGCGCATGCGGACGACGCCCTCGCCGTCCACGAGGACCGCGCCCTGGCTCATCATGCTGTTCACGAAATGCGCCGCGCGGTCGCCATGCCAGGTCACGTCGGTCACGATCTCCGACGCCGCGGCATGGCCGATCGCCGTGCGGTGATAGAAGTAGCAGTGGCGCAGCGTGCCGTTCAGCGTCAGCCCGCTGTGCGGCATCCAGGTGGCGCCGAGCCAACGCTTGGCCTGGGTGCCCTTCCAGGGCAGCTCCTCATCGCCGATGTAGTCGGAGTTGGCGAATTCCTGGATCGTCAGCAGTTCGCTCCACTGCTTCCAGCCGACGACGGCGAAGCGCTGGCCGTCATCGGGCACGTCGAGCTCGCCGAGCATCTCGAAGGCCAGCAGGGCCTTCGCGCGCGTCATCCCGTCATTGTCCGTCTGGCCGGCCTGGGTGCCGACCGCCTCGGCCGTCGCGGCGTCGAGGGCGGCGATGATCAGCTCATCGGTCTTGCGGCCGAGCGCATAGGCGCCGGCGTTCGCCAGCACCTGCATCTCGTTGATGTTGGTCTTGAGTTCGTCGAACTTGTCGATCCAGTCGCCCGCGTAGTGATCCTGCAGGAAGCACTCCACCGTCGAGTAGGCGAGGTTCATCACCGGCACCACGCCGTTGCGCGCCTTCGAGGCGGCAACGCCGCGGCCGACGCGCTGGAAGACGGTGCTGGCGCCCTTCACGTTGGTCTTGCTGCGCACGGTGGGGCGCAGCTTGCTTCCCTGGCGCTGGTAGGCCTCATGCACCTCGGCCTGGAATTGCTTGACGAAAGCCTGGTCGATCGTGCCGGACACAGGTGTCTCCTATGGGTTTCGGGTGGGCGGATCGCCGGGCGCCGGTTGGCCGTGACGGGGCCGTGCCGCGACGCGAAGGACCACGCGCGCCGCCCGCTCCGGGCGGTTGTGCGTGTGGCGAAGGGAAAGGGGGCGCCCACCGCGCGCGTGACGGCTCGAGCGCGGTCGCACTCGATCGCGCAGCGGTGGGCGCGGGCAGGCCAGCCACCGCGCAGTGCACGGGGCCTGGCCGCCCAGGCGGGCGCGCGGGGGAGGGAGGGCCGCGCGCCCGGGTCTCAGCCGCCGGTCAGGCGGCGGAAGCCCTCGGTGACGCGGCGCACCAGCTCCGGCTCGCGCGAGCGCCAGTAGCGCGGGTCGCGCATCATCTTGCGCAGCTCGCCCTCGTCCTCGGCCGGCGGAGCGCCGGTCTCGCGCTCCATCGCGGGCTCCTTGCCCTGCATCATCCGCTCGAGGGCGACCACGCCCTCCTCGGTGGTGGAAAGCGCCTCGAACACCGGCGGCGGCAGGTTCGCGCGCCCCCAGGCGGAGAGCTGCTGGGCCATGCGGCGGAAGCGCTCCTCCCCACCGTAGCGCGCACGCAGCTTCTCCATCTGGCGCTCCGCCTCGAACTGCTGCGCGGCCTCCGCGATCATCGGCAGCAGCCGCTCGGCGGCGAGGTCGTAGACGAGCTGCACCTGCGAGCGGGAGAAGCCGGCCGCGTAAAGGCGGCGGTTGATCTCGATGTCGGGCGAGGTCAGCTCGTGGCGCACCTCTATCTCGTACTCCTCCGGCGTCTCGGGGATGTCGTGCGCCTCGCGCCAGCGCCGGCGCTCCTCCTCGTCGGCGTCGGGGCCCGGGGCCGCGAGGCGCTGCGAGAGGCGGCGCTCCAGCTCGCGGTAGCTCTTCACCAGCGCGTCCACGCGCAGCTCCCCGCGCTCGGCGTCCCAGAACTTCTCCGGGATGTCGGCGGGGCGGGGCTTTGCGCCGCCCTGCATTGCAGCGTCGAGCAGATTGTCTTCCATGGCGGGCTTCACTCCGTGGGGGTCGGGACGAGGATTTCGGCTGGCGCGCCGAGGGTGCGCGCCAGCCAGCGGGCGGCCGCGGCGGGGTCCACCTGGCTGGCGGCCGCCTCGCCCATGCGCGAGACGGCGTCGAGAAAGAGCAGCGTGTTCGCCGCGTCCGAGCGGCCCTGCACGCGGGCCAGCGGGCTTTCGTAGCGCAGCGCCACGCGCCCCCCGTCGAGCAGCACCGGCGGCACCTCGCCCCGCCGCGCCAGCACGGCCAGGCAGCGCGCGACCAGCGGCGTCAACAGCTCCGACTGCAGGCGGCCATAGGTGGCGCCGAGCAGCCGCGCCGTCTCCGCACTGCGCTCCAGCACCTCGGTCGCCGTCATCCGCGCGTCCCGCGGCGCGCCGAGCCGGTCGGCCAGCAGCGCGTGGCGGATGCGCGCGCGCAGGTCCGTCAGCACGAGCTGCGACACATCGAAGCTGCCGGGTGCCGCGAGCGGCGTGAGGCCCGCGCTGCCGGGGGCTTTGGGGATGATGGCGCCCGGCGTCAGCTGCACGGTGGCGGGGTTCAGCACCCCGTCATCCTCCGCCTGCCAGATGCCGGTGACGGCGATGGAGGCGTTCTTCAGCACCAGCTCCACCACGCGATTCGCGGTGCGGATGTCGGGCAGCGCCTTCACCACCGGGCCGCGGCCGTAGAGCTCCCCCGGCGCCTTCAGCCAGCGGAAGGCGATGAAGGGCGATTCCGCAAAGCCGCCCTGCGCCAGGAACAGCGGCGCATCGCTTGCGAGGTCCAGCACGGCGGCATAGCGGTAGCCGAAACGGTCAGGCCACACCGCCTCGACGACGCGGTGCAGGCCCGGCTCTGCATCCGGGTCCTCGGCTTCGCGCCGCAGGGCGGCGGGCAGCTCCGCGAAGGGAAAGCGACGCCGGATCGTGGCGAGCGTCATCGGCGTCTCGCGGTACACCGTGTCGAGCCGGCCGGAGGGGCCTTCCTCCAGCACCGCCTGGCGCACCGGGATGGCGGTGAAGCGAAGCGCGGAGGGTTCGCCGGGCGGTGCCTCCTCCACCAGCATCACGCCGGTGCCGGTGACGACGAGGTCGAGGAAGGCCTGGTGCATCTCAACGGCGAAGTTCGATCGGTCGAGCTGCTGCTGAAGGATGGAGGCGGTGCCTTCCAGCGCGAAGGCGGCGACCTGCCCTTCGGGCGTCTCGGCGAGGCCCTGGGCCGGTGCAAGGCCGAACCAGCGCGACCAGGGCGGCGTCAGCTCGGCGAGGAGCGATGCGGCCAGTTGCTCGGCCGCATCGGCGGCGGTGGCATCGTAGAGGGCGATGGCCTCGTGCGGCGCGGGCAGGACATGGGCGTAGGCGTCCGTCCAGCTGGCCTCGTGCGGGCGGCGCCGCTCGCGGGCGCGGCGCTGGCGGGCCAGGATGTCTTCCGGAGTCATGGTGCCTACTCCCCAAGCAGCGACTTGCGGCTGACCTGAATCGGCAGGGTGTCGAGCGCGCCGCGGGCGGAGGTGGCGATGGTGCCGGCGATGCCCTGACGCATGCGGCGGCGCGCATCGAGGCGGCTGGCCTCTGCCGCCTGCTCGGCCGCGGCCCGGCTTTCGGCCTGCTGTTGTTGCTGCTGTTGCTGTTGCGCGGCGGGATCGGGCGCGGGCAGCGGCACGACGGCCGGCTTCGGGGCGCGGAACAGGCCTCCCATGCGGGCAGATCTCCTGGCTGGATGGTTCCTCCCGCTTGGCTTGCGGCCAAGCCCGAAAAGGACGACGGGCCGCTTCCAGGAATGGAA